AAATAGCCAATGCGATTATTACGGCGCTAATTTGTGGCAATATACATTTACTGAAAATATTGAAGGTAAGGAATTTGATGCGGATTTAGTATTAAATTGGCCTATCTAACGGGGGTATTTTATGGATACTATCAAGCAATTCATAAAAGCGTATTTGCCGGTTATCACAGTAGCATTGCTTATGCTGCTGGTGGTAGTGGCTGGCCTATTCGCCTATAATATGATGCATACCAAAAAGCTACAAGAACCGGTTATTATCAATCAGACCATAGCGAAGAACCCGCACAAAATGGCGGATACATTAAAAATCACTCCGAAGGAAGCAACGGAAGTTATTTCCTATAAGGAAAGTACTGAACCAGTAGCAACGTATTATACACAGGCGCCAACGCTACATGATGCGGCAGTAGTTACGAAAAACGCTATTAAAGATAAATCACCGAATATTCCAAAGGAAGCTATAGAAAAAAGCGATAGAACCGCAGTTGTTGAAAATACCGATGAAAACAAAGTTGACGTGTACAAAATTAACCTAAATAAAGCACATCGCATAATGGGTGGCGTTACTGTACTGGATACAGGCAAGGTATATGAAACGGTAGGTTATCAAGCTGGCGACTTTCAAGGCCTAGCGCATTTTGACGGGAAGCATTTCAAAGGGGCCAGCGCGCTTTATACATTCGCGAAATGGTAGGTGATCCGATTATCTCCGCGCCGTACGGTTTACGGTATATTGTGTTTAATCAAAGAGGTATAACAAGATGAAAACATTTACATTTGAAGGCAAAACTCATATGTTCGCGGAAGAAGTAAACCCAAAGAAAGACGGTTTATATACCGCAACACTTACAGACCATAACAACGTACGTTGTGAAATGTGGTTTGTAAATGGCGAATTGAAACGACTTGTTGAATTAGATTAATAATAAAAGGGGTACCATAAGCGGTACCCCTCTTTTTTTATTTGACGGCAAAAATACGGCAAAAATTCCATACAAAACTATATAATTTTGTGGATATAAATTTTTAAAAATTGTTTTGGCCAATCAGTTAAAACCTACAATATGTTATTTCATGGATAAAAATTATCATATACGATATAATAAATGAGATATAACAAAATGCCTATAAAATACCTTATTTAAAGTATATTTGTATTTCAACGTCAAAAATACGGCAAAAATAATTAACCAAAAATATTGGCAACTTTATCAGCTGCCTTTAGTCGCATATCATCTGAGAAATGAACATAGGTTTTCAATACCGTTGGTAGGCTATCACCTAATAGGGCGGATACTGTTTTAATGTCTACGCCATTTGATAATAATTTAGTTGCGTATGTATGGCGTAGATCATGAATAGAGTTATCCGGCAAGAAACTTTTCATTATTTGCGATGCGCCCCAGCTGCTACTAATTCTATTATTAAAAAGGCGTTCTGTTTGACATGTTTTTTTGTATTCTTTTAAAATGCTTGTTAATACTGGCGGTATAGGTAACTGCCTATAGCTATTTTTTGATTTAAGCGGCTTTAATGCATATTTGTTGTAATCAATCGCCCCGAATTGTTGCACTACATTTATAGTATTACTATCTAAATCTACATTATCCCAAGTAAGGCCGATAATTTCGCCGTATCTCATGCCGGTATAAGCGGCAATAGAGAATATAACATAGTATTTATAGTTTCTATCCTTTACGGAGTTTAAGAAGGCTTCTATTTCTATATCTGATAACGCTTTTATTTTTACAGGCTTATTATTTTTAAAACGTGGTATAACTTTTAATTCATTTATGGGAATTATTTTATACTGATATACCGCATAACTAAATAAACGCTGAATTATGCCCAATGCGAGGTTTTTAGAAGCCGTCGCATATGTTGTGTCGTTCAATATGCGTTTGACTTGATACGGCGTAATATTCGCTAATTTTTCGCTATGTATAGGTTTAAATATATCAAACGTACGAACGTAAGCACGGTATGTATTAAATGCACGTGGCTTATTTTCTCTAATATAAATGTTAAAAAAATCAATAAGTGTTATGTTTCTAAGACTATCATCGGTTGCGGTGATAGTCTTTTTTAGTTTATCAATGATCGTTTGGGCGTGGATTTTAGCCGCTTTTTGCGTTTCAAAACCCTGTTTAGATTTCTGGCGCCAGCGGTTGCCGTCCTTGTAAGATACTATACATTGATATCCTTTATCTTTCCTTCTTATCGTAATGTTGCATTGCATTGTCTAATTCCTTTAATGAATAACTTGCTATTAATTGCGCGCCGATAGTTAGAGCGACAACTATAAACATCAAAATATATCTATGTTCTTTCCAATCCATAAAACCTAATATCATACCAATAATAAGATATAGAATACTTTGATAAAACGCCACGTTGATTGCATCTTTTTTACTCATGGTAAACCCCTTTATTTAACAATAAATGTGCGAAAGTATCCGCATCTATTTCAATTTTATCACGTACGGCATCATCTAATACCCCGTATAAATCGTATTCCCTGTGAAGTAATACATGCCCTAATTGATGCGCAAGCGCTATGCGCTGCTGCTGCCTACTTAACCGGCTATTTATAATAATAGCCTTTTTAATCTCCGGTTTAATCAGTACACCGCTAACACCTACGGGCATGCGTTCATAAAATACTTTAATGTTTAATCTACTTGCAATGGTGCGCGGTTCATTTGAGCCGCACGAATTAATTAAGTCTAAAACCATATTTAACATGCTAACAATTCCCCTTGAATATTATTAATCATCTAATACCGCTTTTAATACTTTTTGTAATTTTACTTTTTGTTTTTCCGTCAATTCACGATCGCCATAATAGCATACTAAAGCGCTATCTGTAATTTTCTTTAAATCAATACAATTATCTTGCTTTTTGACTTTAGGCGTTCCCTCTACGCCCTCCGTAAAATAAGAGGTTGGCACGTTGAAATAGTCAGCCAAAATCTTAACTGTTTTTAAACTGGGTGTAGAATTTTGAGTTTTCCAACGTGAAATAGTACTTTGAGCAATGCCGGTTTCTTTTGAAACTTGATACATGGAAACGCCAGTTTTCCGCATAGCATCGCAAAATCTTTGGTAAAACATGTTTAACCTCCGCAAATTATAAATGAGTATTTATAAAATTTACGAAATGTTTATTTGATTACTTGCGTAAACGCACGTATAATAAATGCATAAGGTAGTTGCGGAAACGCAAGCAATCTTATAAACAATCGCGTTATAGCAAGTGTGGTAGTGAGATATTATTACTTGCTATAACGCAAGTATAACATTTAGAAAAGGTGGTGTAAATGATTAAAACAGTAACAAAAAACATTTTCCAACTCATGGATAACAAAGGCGTAACCGCCTATAAGTTATCTAAAGAAACGGGAATTAGTGAAAGCGTTATTTCCCGTTGGAAAAGCGGCGAACAATCGCCAAGTATTTCTAATTTGGTAAAAGTGGCGCATTACTTTCAATGCGGACTATCTGAGTTAATGAAAGGAGAAAAAGCATGAAACTAACGTATACAGTCGAAGAAGTTGCCAGCGTGCTAGGTATCTCAAAATCTTCTGTGTACAACCTAAGAAATAGCGGTGTAATTCACCAGCTAACAAAATTACCGGGCGTTTTATTTAGTGTTGTAGAAGTTCAAAATTTGGCCGGAATTGAAAGTGAATGTAATTCAGTTAATTATAGGGCAATAAAAAAAGAAAACGAAGAACTACAAGAAGAAAACAAGCGGTTAAAAAAATGCATAAAAAAAATAACTAACGATATGTTAGCTATTACGGGGGAATTGTAATGATCGGACTTATGAAGTTGGCCGGCTTTATCCTATTAATTGGAACGCCGGGAAGCCTAGAACTAGATAATATCACGTTATACGAAGCGTGTTTGCAAGGGTTGTTAGGCGTTGCGCTGCTTTATAGTGGCATTTACATTGACAAATTAAAAAAGGCCCAATAGTGGCGGCAACCACTAAAGGGCAGATGCGAAAAGTGAGTTATTAAAGCATCTTAACCGCATAATATCATATGCGCGTTAGGGTGGCAAGGTGAAATATGAATAAAGAGGAAATGCTTGTGTGTTTTGATAAGTTCGACTTAATCAAAGAAGCGTTAAAAAGTGTAGATGAAAACATTTATACGGCTATCACCTTTACGGTGAGTTCGTTCGGTGGCGGTTTTAAGTATCACGTATGCGCAATTAGAAATAATAAATACGTAAAATTTGCGCTTGAAGGTTTTCCGGATACTTATTTAGCGGGCGAAAAAACAATTAATGATTATAGAGAAGTATTAGAAATGTTAGAAATGGAAACGATAAAATGAGTAGCATTTACGAATTAAATAAAAACTATATGGAAGTTGCTGCAATGCTTGAAGAAGCAGAAACCCCAGAAGATATTGAGGCAATCAAAAATACACTTGAAATGCTTGATTTATCCATTGAGGAAAAAATCGAAAACACGGCAAAATACATGGTTAATGTTGAAGCTGATATTCAAGGTATTAAGGCTGAAATTGATAGATTAAACAAGGTAAAAAAATCAAAAGAAAGCACTATTGAAACATTAAAGAACAACATCGAATATTCTATGAAGCAAAAAGGTATTGAAAAATTAGAAGTTGGTACCTTTAAAGCCTACTATAAAAAATCTGAAAGCGTAGAAATTATAAATTTAGACGTTATCCCGGCAGATTATACACGCGTAGAAATCAAGGCCGATAAAGTGGCTATCAAAAAAGCCATTAAATCCGGCGAAGTGGTGGAAGGTGCAGAAATCAAGGTAAATCAAAATTTCTATATTAAGTAGGCGGTGAAACATGGAATTTAGAACACTAAAAGCAAATGAAATAGATTGCCGTATTCAATCACTAAATGAAAAGAATGGAAGCGTAGGCGCAGTAGTGCTGCTATATAAAGATGCGCGCGTTGATATGCGACTACTTGATGAAGTTGTAGGCGCAATGAACTGGAAGCGTGAACATACGATCATTGGAGATAGATTATATTGTACAGTTTCAATCTATAACGAACATACTGGCGAATGGGTTGGAAAGTCAGATGTAGGCACAGAAAGCAACACAGAAAAAGAAAAAGGCCAAGCATCTGATAGTTTCAAGCGTGCATGCTTTAACTGGGGCATCGGTAGGGAATTATATTCCGCGCCATTTACCTATATAAACCTACAAAGCGGCGAATGGTACAAAGGCAAGGACGGAAAACCTAAATCATACGCAAAATTTACGGTTAAAGAAATTGAATATGACGAAAATCGAAATATTAGCAAGTTAATCATTATTGATAACAAAGGAAGCGTGCGTTTTACAATGGGCGGCAATGCAGCACCAGCGGCAGCAACTAAACCAAAAGAAACGCATGTTGCTGGATATGATGAATTTGTAGCGTTGCAAAAATCTAAAAAAGTACCGCCGGCGGAAATCACCAAATATATTGCGGCTGAATTTAAGAAACCACGCCTTGCGATGCTTGATGCATTTGAAATGGTGGCCGCCCTTGAATGGTTAAAGAATTATGGGGCGGAAGAAAACAAAGGCTTTACCTTATACGACAATGACGAACAAGCATTGTTGCATGAAGATGCTGGAGACCGCATTTAATGAAATGGATAACAAAGGGTATCAATTTAATCAAGTCGATTGGCTGGAATATCTTGATACCCGCTCCGAAAGATGAAGCGTTAAATAAGTTAGATCCGGAAGCAGAATATATCGTTGAAATCAAAAAGAAAATAAAGCAGCGTTCATTGAACGCCAACGCTTATGCATGGGTATTGTGCGATAAGATAGCGCGGGAACTTTCAAAAAACGCCTATATTTCGAAAAACGATGTATATAAGCGTGTTATTCAAGAAGCTGGTACATTTACCTATCTACCAATTAAAAACGATGCCACAGGGCGATTTATTGAAATTTGGCAAGGCCACGGATTAGGCTGGCACGCCGAAGATGCCGGCCCAGCAAAAACGGAAGGTTATACAATCGTTCGCGCCTATCATGGCAGCAGCGTTTATACAGTCGATGAAATGCGGCGTTTGATTGATGCGCTTGTTGATGAGTGCAGCCAATTAAACATACCGATTGAAGATAACGATTACATCAATTCACTTGTAAGGGAATGGGGCAATGAACAAACGAAAGAAACAGGATAATGTATTGTACGCCAGAACCAGAAAATGGGCGTACGAAAGAGATGAAGGCCTATGCGTTCTATGTGGTGCAATGGCAACCGAAGTACATCATATAGAGTTTAGATCGCACGGCGGATTATCTAATTTAAGTAATCTGGCTTGCCTATGTAGAGATTGCCATACAAAGGCACATGGCAGCGATGCAAAACAAATACGGGAGGTTTTAAAAGAAAGGAACGCAAAAATACAATGGCAGAACGGCGAATGATGTCTAAGAAAATTATTGATACTGATAATTTTCTAGATATGCCACAAAGTACACAATGCTTATACTTTCATTTGCTGCTAAGGGCAGATGATGACGGCTTTATTCAATCGCCAAAAAGCATTATGCGTATAACGGGGTGTAAGGAAGATGATTTGAAACTACTTATTGCCAAAGGTTTTGTTATTGGTTTTGAAACTGGCGTTATCGTAATTCGCCATTGGCGTATACATAACTATGTTCAATCTGATAGGTATTCAAAATCAGAATTACCGGAAGCGCAAAAAGTAGAACTCATTAACAAGGTATATGAACCGGTAAAAATGCCGATGAGTGCAGATAATGACTGCATGGATACAAAATGTATACAAAATGGATACAATCTGGATACACAGATAAGAATAGATAAGATAAGAGAAGAAGAGAATAGAAAAGAAATAATATGTCATGTTTCACATGACGATGTGGAAAAATCTCATATTGATATTATCGAATATCTTAATCTTAAAACCGGTTCAAAATTTAAGCCAACTACAAAACCATATATACAAGCAATCAGATCACGATTGAAAGAAGGTTATACGGTTGACGATTTTAAAACGGTCATTGATAAAAAATGCCGTGAATGGAAAGGTACAAAGCTAGAAAAGTATTTAACGCCAAAAACGTTATTTGCGCCAAGTCATTTTGATACATATCTTAATTCAAATGAAATGGCAGCCATGACGGATACAGAAAGAAAGGTTGCAGAATTAAACGCGTTAATTGATTCGGTGGAAGGGGGAACACATGAAGCCGGAAACATTGAAGGCTACGGGCCAATTATTGATATATGACAAATTCGATAGTGCAAAAGTTAAAATGTACGCCTACATGTTAGAGGATATTAACCCGGTAACATTGGCGGAAGCTATCAAACAATGTATCAATACATGCGAATTCGTTCCAGCCGTTGCAACTATCAGAAAGAAAGCGGCAGAAATTTCTGGATATGTAAACGGAAAAGAAGAACGTTTGATTGCGCAAGATGCATGGGAAGTAGTGAGAAAAAAGGCAAGCCAAATAGGCTATGAGAAAGGCCTTGATGAGTTGGAAGGTATAACAAGGCTTGCTGCTAAAACTGTATGGCGTTTCTTCGACCCAAGAAACTGCCAAAGCTACAACGAAAGCGCCGCAATGAGCCAGTTTTGTAAAGCCTATGAACAACTGGCAGCACGTGAACAAAAGAACATGGAAATAGCGGCAAGCATCAAAAGTAACGGCCTTTTAATGGAAGCGCGTAAACGTGCAGAACTTAACATGCCACGAAATACAGAAATTAAGATGCTAGATAACGGCCATTTGGTTGAGGTTGAAAAGTACGAAGCCGTAGACCTTAAAAGCATTGTTGAAAAGGCCGATATTTCAAAAGAAGGGAAAGCGTTAATTATGGGGGTGCTGGAATGAATAAGAAATACAATTTATTCCCAAAATTAATCGAATGTAGGGAGTTGTTAGGGTATACACAACCAGACATGGCATCTATTGCCGGTGTATCACCGGAAACATACAAGAAGCACGAAAGAGGACTATTTGATTTTAGATTATCCGAAATGCTTGCAATTCAAGAAAATATCAATGATGAGTTACAAACAAATTTAACACTCGATGAATTGTTTAGAATGGAAAAAATCGTTTAAATGCGTTGTATGGAATTTTTAAGCCGCCAATGATAAATCATAAGGGCGAAATGGTGAAAGGGGTAAAATGAGCAAATTTACCCTATAGAATTAGAAAATAGAAAGGGAATTATATATGAATAGTGTTCAATTAATGGGAAATCTTGCGCGTGATCCGGAAGTACGTTATACACAAACAGGCCGTGCGGTAGCCACGTTCACAGTAGCAGCCAGCAATACATATATTGATAGTGCTACAAACGAAACCAAGGAACAAACGGCGTTCGTTAATTGTGTTGCATGGGGTAAGCTGGGCGAAGCAGTAGGCAACTATAGAAAAGGAAACCGCTTATTTGTAGAGGGCCGAATTCAAACAAGAAGTTACGAAACGCAAGACGGCCAAAAGAAATATGTTACGGAAGTTATTGCAAGTTTTGTAGGTGTATCCGCTTTAAATGATGCGGAAGCTGGCAGTAATTTCGATAATTTTGCAGATGATAAGGGGAACGATGAAAATATTCCGTTCTAATAGGTGGAGAAATGCTAGTAAAAAACGAGAATGAGTGGTGTTGGTGCATTGGTGAGTATGTAGGTTACCCTCATAAAAGCATTGAAGATGCGGTTAATGAGTTTATAGCAACCTATCCATCTGATGAGGTACCGAAAATTAGAGTTGGAAATCCTTATTATTATGTTCCTACGGTTGATGCAGACCGAGTGATTGAAGATATATATAGTAGTGATCTTGACGATGAGATAGCGGAATGGTCGGAAGATTATCTATCAGATATAAAACAAGAACATATAGACGAATTACAAAAAGAATTAACCGCGATATTTCGCAAATGGGAAAAACGCCACGGGTACAATAATACCTCTTTTGTGGTGCTTGAAACGATAAATCCTTTTGAAGTCGATAAATAAAGAGGGGTAAAAAATGAAAAGTGTTGCATTAGCAGTTTATATCTTGCTTACGTTAGTGGTAAAAGTTTTAAGTTTGGCATTTATTGTTTCGGCGGTGTTGTGGTTATTAGGGTTATTTAATATTGCCGGAAACACGGTGTTAGCTTTGTTTGTATCGTCTATTGGTTTAGCATTAATCGCTGGCGCGTTAATGCACATGATTAAAAAAGGCGCATTATGAAATCACCATGTAAGGGGTGTGAGTATAGGGTGTTAGGCTGCCATAGTACATGCGCGGCCTACATCAAATACAGTACCAACAGAAAAAAAGAAATAGAAAGCCGTGATATACGGGGCGATGTGTTTGGGTATGTAAAAGATAGTAATAACCGCATCAAGCGGCGTATAGGTAAATGTTAGGAAGGTAAAAATGGCATACATAGAAAACTGGATTGCATTAGGTGCTTGCATATATAGCCGAAAAACCGCAGATGCAGCATTGGCCGCGCTAGGGTTAAGGAAAGAAATAAAACGAAAGCCGGTATACCCAGAAATTGAAGCAAGTGCATTGGTCGCCTTGCGTGAGAAAGGCTTGAGCATGCGGCAGATTGCGGGCATATACGGCGTATCCTATACATTTGTTAGAAATCGCCTGTTAGCTGCTGGGGTGAACCTTGAAAGAAGGCGACAATGAAAGAAGCGTTGATAAAAGGAACTAAAAGCGACGAATGGTATACGCCTATAGAAACCGTTAAAACAATGCTTAATGTATTCCCGCCAAAGACTGGCGATAAAATTTTATTGCCGTTCGATACAGATAAAAGCAATTTTACAAAAATTGTTACCCGCGATTATGATCCATTAGCCATATACGGCATCAATGATTTTTTAACTAAAGATTATGAATTTGATTACTTAATAACTAACCCGCCGTATAGTAACAAAGATGAAATTATAGCGCGGTGCATTGAAACGGGGCGCCCGTGTACACTGGTACTGCCTATAGATGCATTGGGGGGGTACAAAGGCATAAGTTATTTAGTAAGACAAATATAAGCGTATACGTACCAACTAAGCGCATTAAATTTATAAGTGAAACGGGCGAACAAACAAAATCGCCGGCACATCATAGCATTATCATGCTAATAAATGCGCCTAAGAATGAAATTATCTATGAATATCAAAGGGGAATTGATGAATGAGTGTAAAGGTAGACATGGGGAACGGTAGAGTTTTTACATGTGAGCAACTAGCCAGCGCATTAACGCTGGTTATCGAAAACATGATTTTAAAACCGAAAGTAACGCAAGATAGATTTTTAATTACGCTTGAATACAAATATCATAAGGACGGTAAAACGAAACGATTGCGGCAAGCGCTTTCCAAAATGGTAATGGAAGCATTTAACGGAACGATTGAAGCGTACATTTACAACGTACGGCAGCAACTAAAGGAAATTATTGTAAAAGGGGAATTATACGATGAAGAATGAGCAAAAATGGTTATTACAAGAAATGTATAACGAAGGTTATCGAGATATTAAGATTGAAGGCGTTTATGCGTTCTTTGTAAATCCTACATTTATTGAAAACGGTGGTAATTTCAAGATACGCGATCATACCCCAAGAATTCCATGCAAGGTGCTGGGGTTAAATCCTAATATCCGTAAATATTCTATTGCATCGCTATTGGGCTTTGTGGAATGGGAAAGGGTTCCGGTTGATACTCCTATTATTATCGAAACGGAACATAGGACAATGAAACGGCATTTTGCAAAATATGACGGAATGAACGTTTGGTTTTTTGGTTTGGGTGGAACGAGTTGGAGTGCTAACACAATTAAACCATGCGGAGATTGGAAGGTTAGGTTGGCAGAAAATGAGCGTGATTGATATTACATTAAAAGGCCGCCCAGCAACTAAAAAGAATAGCGGCCGAATTATATCAAGAAATGGAAAGCCTATTATAATACCGTCGGAAGCCTACAAGAATTATGAAGATGCTTGTATGTGGCAACTGGCTGGGAAGAAATTGCATATATCTGGCATCATCGTTGTTGAATGTAAATATTATCTACCAAATAAAAGAAGTTGGCCGGATTTAATCGGACTATTACAGGCAACCAGCGACATACTGGCAAAAGCTAAGGTAATAGACAATGATAAATGGATTTGTTCATATGGTAATAGCTGCATTGCTGGTATTGATAAAGAAAACCCGCGGGCAGAAATTCGCATCATGGATAGAAAAAATAAAGTATTGGAAGCGTTATTGAAATGAGGGACAATAAATGGAACTACTAAACAGGATTAAACGCATCTTTGGTTATAAACGATATAATGCGGACGTTATTAAAATTAAGCGATGCATGCCGGGTGTATTGTTGCCAAAAGTTGGCAGCGTAGATGCTGCTGGCATGGATTTTTACCAGCCGGAAAGCGTAGTTATAGAACCGCATCAAACGCAATATGTAACGCTAGGTTTAGCGGTAGAAATTCCAAAGGGGTATATGTTGATGCTGGCGCCACGTTCCAGCATGAGTAAAACGCCGTTAATTATTCCGAACTCATTCGGAGTGATTGATGCGGACTATAGGGGCGAAATTAAAGCAATCTTGCACAATACCAGCGATACGCAGTATTTAATCCAAAAGGGCGATAGATTAGTACAGGGTATTATGGTACCAGTTGGCACATTAAAGTTATTAGAGGTTACACAATTAACCGAAACGGCGCGCGGTGCCGGTGGTATTGGCAGCACAGGTAAATAACCATGATTAAATTATTATTTGATGCTGCATTGATGTTTTCGCTAGTGATAGCATTAATAAAATTAGTATCAGTATTTACGATGTAGTGGATAAGGGGCAATATAAACGCCCCTTTGATACGAATAAGCGAAAGGGGAAATGTGTAATGCCTATTATTGATCCGATGTATTTGTATTTGATTGAGGTACTACATAATATAGATGCTTTAAATCAAGCTATATTTATGATTTTGACTTGCGCAGCTGCTGGCATTGCTTGTATGTATTTTGTAGATGATAACGTACGAAGTTTATTACAAACGCACAAAAAGAAAGTTATCGCCTTATACATTGCGTTTATAATTAGCGCATTAATAGCGGTTTTAGTACCGACGAAAGATGCAATGTACAAAATGCTGCTGGCGCACTATGTAACAACTGATAATATCCAAGTAGTAAATGATGCTATCAAAACCAATTTACAGGACTATTTGAACATGTTAGGGGAAACAGTTAAGAACATGCGATAATGAACCATACGGGGGAATAAATGACGGATAAAGAATATAGAGAAATTGGCAAGGAATTCCTAGAACCGATTAAATTAATCTCAATGAAAATTAAATCATTGAAAGAAGATCTAAAGCGTTTACAATCAGATGTAACGACGATAGGGGCCATTGATTATAGCAAAGAACGTTTAAGCGGTGGCGGAACGCCGGGCGGGTTAGACCGTCAAATAGTACGGCTTGAAAGTAAACGCGATGCCGTAAAAGAAGAAATAGGCGCATTAATTGATGAACGGGAAACGGCGGCGGATATCATCAACAAATGCACCATAGGGAAAACTAATATATTATTAATGCGTGAGTACATCGACGGGGAAAGCGCGAAATATGCTAAAAGTTTTACAGATTTAGAAAAAACGCAATCCAGCGAATTAAAAACGCTAGGCCTTATTGAAGTAGGAAAATTTTTACACAATACGTATTATCCAAGCATGTATACTGCTAAGTCGGTTAAAGTCGGACTATACCGAACTACATCGGAGTAATACGGAAAAGCAATATATAGTATAATTATAGTGTCAAATGATGCTTAAAAGGTCATTGGCGTAATTCTCCTATATATACGATGCACATGGGGAACTTTGGGCCGTTCCCCTATTGTGTATTGTAAACCGATACCGATAAAAAGAATTCCTTTCAAACATACACAATGCCATTGAGAACAATCCTATCAAATATAAATATGTACTTCCAAGCACAACAACAATAAGCATAATAAACCTAATTTCATGTGATCCATATCGGTATTGGTTTAGAGTACACACATAAGCATTGAAAACTGGGGCCGTTCGGTTTCCTAGGAACTAGGCCATAGGCCTACGCCGTTAAGAGTGCGGCGGTATGGCTCCGGTTTTGAGTGTTTAATACATGACAATGAATAAAATTATCAGAATATGAGGTATATCCACGGCGATATATCTCATTTTTTGCATAAAAGGAACATTTGATTATTGAAAACTGAACATGCTGCATTTTTTATGTAAAGGTTTTAGACCAAAATAACCCGATTGTTTCCATGTCATATCCATTGTGGCGTGTTCGGTTTTGAGTAATTAAAAAAGCCGCCATGTTAGGCGGCCTTTATTTTTGTTATTCGTAGTAGTGGCAAGCAATAACTTCATTTGTGTTATTGTCGATTAATTGCCATTCAAAACCGAAACTCATTGTACAGATGAAATCGGAAGCATCTGTTTTGTTTTCAAATTTCCATGTTTTGTTAGTGTTTACATCTTTAAGTGTTAGCATTGTAATTTCTCCTTTTTGAATACTTGCGTTTCCTGATGTATCTTATGGCTTAATTATACTTGCGTTTTCGCAAGTAGTCAATAGGGAAATTAAAAATTTTTCAAAAAAGTTTTGTGAAGGTGGTGAAAAGCTAGTGAATATCATATGTACAAAATCAAAATGTCTTAACAATAAGGGCGGTAAATGTATATCCAGCGAAATATATTATGACGGATTATGCCAAACATATTGCACTAGCCAACACGCCAGCAAGCAACACGCGGGAATATGCCAACGATCACATGGCAGAATGAAAAGCAAAGATAACAACATACTACGATAGGGGGTGAAACAATGGCAGATAGAAAAACATATACAAAAACAACCTACACAGATTGGGAAGCGGAAGAAAAGATATTGCTTATCGAAGGTTGGGCACGTAACGGCTTAACAAATGAACAGATAGCCGAAAATATGCAGATATCAGTTGTTACCCTTTGGGAATGGCGCAAGAAGTCAACTAAAATTTCTAATGCCCTAAAAATAGGGAAAGAAGAAGCGGATTTGAACGTTGAAAATGCACTTTATAAAGAAGCATTAAAGGGAAACACTACCGCAATTATATTTTGGCTTAAAAATCGCAAATCTAAAGAATGGCGCGATAAGATACAACAGGAAATTACAACCGAAAGCGCCGTTAAGTTGGTTATAGATAATAACGAATTGAGTGATACAGATGAGTAAAACAAATCTGTTTCGCGATGTGATACGGCCAACGCCTAAGCAAAAGGAATTTTTAAGGGCAGTTAAGCAAAACATATATACACTATATGGCGGCGCTGCTGGTGGTGGTAAATCATATATACTACGCTGGGGTTTGATATGGCTGCTTATTGATTGGTTCATCAAAACAGGAATTAAAGCAATACGCGTTGGATTATTTTGTGAAGATTATCCAAGTCTTGATGATCGTCAAATATCCAAAATCAAAATGGAGTTTCCGGAATGGCTAGGAAGCTATAAAGAAAGTAACCATGAATTCACATTAAATGATGAATTAGGCGGCGGCGTTATCTGTTTTAGAAATTTGGATAAGCCAAGTAAATATTTATCTAGTGAATTCGCTGCTATTGCTATTGATGAATTGACCTTAAATAGTCGCGATGTATTCGACTTTTTACGTATGCGGTTACGTTGGACTGGTATCACGGATACGAAATTAATCGCAGCAACTAACCCGGGCGGTAAGGGCCATATGTGGGTTAAAGACTTATTCATTGATAGAAACTTTACAAAAGAGATGCAGCCGTTCGCCGATAAGATTGCATATGTTCAAGCAAGGGCAAGTGATAACCCGCATCTATCACAATCTTATATAGATGCACTTAACACGTTACCGGAAAAGCTACGCAAGGCGTACCTAGACGGCGACTGGAACATATTTGAAGGTCAAGTGTTTACAGAATTCCGCACAGATAAGCATGTAATAGAACCGTTTGAAATACCGCATCATTGGCAACGATACCGGGCAATGGACTGGGGTTATACAAAACCATATGCAGTATATTCCGCAGCGGTTGATTATGACGACGTTTTATATATTACTGGTGAGTTTTACGGTTGTAAGCCGGGCATGCCGGATACTGGCACACAGGAAACGGCAAGGGAAGTAGCACAAAAGATAGAACACTTAAAGGACTATCAAGGAGTGGCAGACCCCGCTATATGGCAACGTACAGGCCATGACGGGCCAACGATTGCGGAAATATTCGCAACTGAGGGCGTTTACTGGGTGCGTGCTGATAATGATAGATTAGCCGGACTTATGCAAGTGCATCAAAGACTAAAAGAAGGCAAGTTAAAGATATTTAGTAATTGCGTGCATTTAATACGCACTTTGCCAGCTTTAACTTATGACAAAATCAGAGTGGAAGATGTAGATACGAAACAAGAAGATCATGCGTATGATGCGGTGCGTTATATGTGTATGGCACGGCCGGTTAAATCGGTTAAACCAGAAAAGCCATTTAATGACGGCTATAAATATGTTGATGATAGCGAAGGAGATGTGAGCGCATGGGGCGTATGAGTGAAAGGGCGTTGCGTGATTACGCCTTTAAGGTTCTAAAATCGGAATATGGCGAACGTGAAGAAAAAGGCGTTATTATTCCGGCTAAATATACAGATGCACAGTTGGCAGAATTCGCCAAGGCAATGCCGCAATGGCAATTAGAACAAATGTACGATATGATTTATGGTTCTGAAATGGTGGAGTAATGGATATAGAACAAACAACCTTTGATATATACGAAGCAAAACAGAATGTAAAAAATGCATTGGCCGCCACGTCAGAATGGCGCAAGGCTGCTGCCGAAGATTTTGCATTTATGCAAGGGAAACAATGGCAAGACGGCGATTTAAAGAACATGCGCGAAGCTGGACGGCCAGCAATTACGATTAATAGAATTAGACCAGTTATTAATCTGTTATGCGGTTATGCATCGCAAAATGAAACTGAACCGGACTTTTTACCACGTTCCGAAGAAGATGATAGAATAAGCCGCGTTGCGAAAGGTATTACAAAATACTGTTTAGACCGTGCGAACTATCAACGCAATAAGGGCAAATGTTTCCGCGATAAGATTATTTGCGGTTTAGCCAATTACTGGGTATCGTATGAATTCGACTATACGAAGTTAGACGGCACAATTCAAATTGAACGTGTTTCTCCGTTTGATGCTTTCATAGATCCGGAATGTAAGAAAGATGATTTATCCGATGCGCAATATGTTGGCCGCTATAGTTGGGAAAGTGCAGCTAAGTTAAAGCAGATTTATCCGGAAAAGGTTGACGAAATCAACGCATTAAAAAGCCGATATGATGAAACCGAACAAGAAGCCGGCGTTATTGAAACAGTAGACGGTGAGGCGTTATGGTATAACACGAATTACAATAAAATCCGTGTAGTGCAGTATTGGTATAAGGAATACGGCAAAAAGAACGTATACATGACAAAAGAGGGTTTAATTGATGAAGCTAACCCGTTATTCGTTGTATTAATGGCTACGGGTAAAAAGTCTACAAGTATTCCAGATACTAAAATCAGATACGCAACGTTCGCCGATAGTGTTCTATTGGAAGAAGGGGAAAGTCCTTATAAGCATGGTAAATTCCCGTTAGTGCGTGAATATTGTTACTATACCGGCGAATTGGTAGACGATGAACTGGAACCAGCTGGCGTAGTGCGGGATATTAAAGATGCACAAAGGGAATTAAACAAAAACCGAAGCCAACGCATGCACGTTGTTAATCAACAGTCATTAGGCGTTAAATTCTGGCAAGGTCAATTAACTGAACAGACTAAGCGCGATATCAAAAATAATAGCACTAAACCGGGCGCGAATATCTATCTACCGCCGGGCGTATCATTCGTAGACGGCACGCCGGCAATGGATAGCAATATCAATATGGCCCTTGAACAACAATCAAGCAATGATTTCTATTCTATCAGCGGTATCACTCCGGAAAGCCTAAGCGGTAGCGTTGGCAGTATGAGTGGCAAGGCAATCGACTTGCGGCAATCTGTTACAACTGTACAAACGGCTGGCATCTTTGAGCAATCAAAAGAAGCAGAACGCCAAATAGTCAAACTCTTATGGGGTGAGAAAAACGCACCGGGTTTAATTCCACAATTCTACAATGAAGCCAAAGCAATGCGCATTATGGGCGATGACGGTCAAAAGGAATTTGTACAGATTGCACCGGGTTTAAATCAACCTATGCAAGAACAAGTTTTAACTGATGCATTAGGTCAACCGCAACGCGATGCGGAAGGTAATCCAATTAAACAAGTACTATATGATCTATCCGCCTTTGACTTTGACATTGTAATCACTACAAGCCAAGCAAGCGCAACGGCAAGACGCGCTAACTTGTATCAATTATTGGAAGCTAAGAAGTCCGGCGTTGATATTCCTATGGATATTATCCTTGATTTCATGGATTTCCCAGAAAAAGAAACAGTTAAGAAACGCATGCAAGAAGCGGCAGAAAAACCAGCGTTACCAGAATTGCGCGTAAGTGGTTCACTTGATGATATGCCAGCGGAAGCATTGAGTATGTACCTACAAACATTAGGCGTACAGATTTCACCACAACAAATTATGGCGGAACGGTTAGCCTTGAAAGGTAAACAACCAAACATTCAAAATACACCACAAATTATGCCGCCTATGAACGATTTAGGCACTATGTAATATAAACTATCAACACAATAATAAACGCTCCGTAATGGGGCGTTTTTTATATTTCGCCCTAAGTAACGGCGTTAAAAGGCTTGCTTATACATTATCGCCCGGCAACGGCGTTAAACTGCCATATTTCTTTATTCGTCCGGCAATGACGTTAAAAGGCTAAGGAGTATTAGATATGGAAAAAGATTTAGTTAATATCGAAGATGCTGGTTTCACTCCGGAAGATTTAGAAAACGCGGGCGTGAACGTTGATGATCATACCGAAGAAACGGATACACCGGAAGCGGCAACAGATGAACCCTCTACAGATGATGCGGCGGAAAGTGATGCGAATGATGCGGAAGTAGATGCAGCGGCGCCAAACACTAACACCGAAGAACCGGAACACGAAGAAAATCATGCGAACGATAACAATCTAAAAGCGGCACTTGCACAGGAACGCGCAAGACGTAAAGCGGCCGAAGAACGCGCAAGAAAATTCGAAGCGCAACAAAGACCGATTACATTGCCAGATAGTGAAGTATCTGATATTCGGGACTTTGTACGCCGTGAAGCATTAAAACGCTTTAATTTAACGGCAGAAGATTTAGAAAGTCTTATGTTTGAAGATATAAACAAATATAACGATTTCATTCGTTTCGAAGCTAACGCAGAATACACGATCACAAATCAACAGTTAGCAGTACACCAACAAAGACAAACAAATCTAAATTTCGTAAATGAAATTAAATCACTACCAAATTTCGGGGAACTATATCAACGTGGATTAGAAAAGCTAAATGGCATGACAATGCGCGATGCACAACCTATCAATGATGCGTTCTACCGCGTGGATATTGGAGAAGGTACCGATGCCGATTTTGAAACAATTAGGAAGTTTGTAAATGAACTGCAAAATGAACGGGCAACGAATACCGACGTTACGAATAACCCGTTACAAGTGGCCGCAACGTTGCCAAAAGCTGGCGCGTTAAACGGTGGCGTTCCTACACCTAACAAGGTAAGCGAAGAAGATATTTTAAAGGCGTATCAAACAGGCAATCTTGATGCATTGCCGGACGATGTACGTCGATATTTTGACGAATTATAAGAGGTAAAATATGGCAGACCAAAGAAACCAAGTTAATATCCCAGCAAATTTAGTACCTAAAGTATGGGCTAAAAAAGTATGGCATGAAGGCGTTAAGGACTCTTATTTTGATAAGTTTACTGCAATGGACGGTTCCAACGTAGTACATCAAAACAAAGACTTAACAAACGTTAAAGGTGATAGCGTAGTATTCGGCTTGATGATGAACTTAACAGGCTCCGGCGTTGAAGGTAATAGACAAAAATTATCTGGTTCCGAAGATACTTTGAACATTTACGACTTTACAGTACAAACACAATTAGTACGTAATGCGGTATCTCGTTTTGAAGCGGACGACCAAAAAAGCCAATACGATATGTTAAAAGAAATTAAAGTTGTTTTGAAACAATGGTTATCTGATTGGTTGGATAATAAATTAATTTCTAAACTTTCCTATAATCCTTCTAATGGTGAAGTTTTATATGCAAGTGCAGCCGGTACGCAATCCAGCATTACGGCAAATGATAAATTGACAACAACAATTATTTCCCGCGCTAAACGTAAAGCAATGATGCATGCACCAAAAGTGCAACCGATTAAAGTTGACGGCATGGATAAATACATTATGCTTGTTCACCCATGGGCGGCACGTGATTTAAAAGATGATCCAAAATGGTTAGCAGCACAACAAAACGCAAATATTCGCGGTTCTAAAAACCCTATCTTTACAGGTGCGTTAGGCGAATACGACGGCGTTATTCTTTATGAATACGAACGCGTACAAACTGGTAACATCGGCGCTTCTAGTGCTAACGTATGCCAAAACTTGTTATTAGGTAAGCAAGCAGCATGCTTTGCGGTAGCAAGACCAGCTAAACACATTGAACAAACAGACGATTACGGCAACATCGCCGGTAATGGTATCGCGTTCTATGGTGCGGTTGAAAAAACAAAATTCAACGGCCTTGATTACGGCATCATTAATGTAATGACTGGCGGCGTAGTAGAACGCTAATTCTGAATTATAGGCGGGGTAATACCCGCCTTTATTCTTATATGGGGTGAATATGAACGTAAAACAAGTTATCAATAGGGCGTTCATGCAAATAGGCGATACACCACAGGAACAATATACTCCGTACCATTTGTTAGAGTATTACAACGAAGGCAATCACCTATTAAATGCCCTTATCGGTCAGTACTGCCCTAGTTTGGCACAGGCAACGCACGAAGATAACGGCACCGGACGGATTACGCTGCCCGGTCAATGTATCAGCGTGTTAAATGTCAAAGCCGATGATGCGGACGTACAGGCCTATCATGTATTGAATTTACAAACGATAGTATTTGATGCGGATCATGAGCAGAAAATAACCGTTGATTATATAATGACGGCCGGATATAAGAAGCTGGAAGATGAAAGCGGACTACCGGCAGAACTTGAAACGTTATTAGTTGATTACATCGTATATAGGGTTATGAACCTTGATATATCCGGCGTAACGGCGAATATGGTTAATGCGTTGCAATCCATTAATGACGGATTAGGCAATAATGAAAGCGTAATAGCAGAAGGGTACTGGAATTATGGTAGTAAGCGAATTGATTACGCTGGTTAATGTAGAGTCTAACGAAATATTAGATGAACAGTTGGAATATATCCAATACATTAACGCAGCTATTGACTGGCTAACTACTATTCTAGTTAGCATTAAAGACCGCGAAGTAGTTAAGAATACAGATATACCGAATTTGAAAGCGGTTCCGTCCGATTTCATGGGGTTCGTTCCTAAAAGCGGTTATCCTATCCGCATCATAAACGGAACATTTGAAACCTATGACGGGGAAACAGTCAATCAAGTATTTTATAGCGTGCGTAAAAACCACGTTGACGAATTAGACGATACTATTCCGTTTTCTGAATTCTTTCATCAGTATTTAGTGCAGCTTATATCTTTCATGGTTAAAAAGAAGTCGCTTATGACGGATTATGCTGCTTATGATAAACAATTCATTGACTACATAACGGAACAGATTAAGGCGGCAAGAGGTATAGCATAATGGGCGTTAAACAGGTGGCAACTACAAACGGGTTCCGGCTGGGCCTTGATTGGAGCAACCCGCCGGAAAATATCGACGTGCAAGCGCTAACACAGGCGCAACAATGCGAATTCGATAGAACAGATAATGCATTACGTACTGTTCCGGGTATTCGTATATTGTATGATTTTGGACTACCAGTAGAAACGCTATATCATGATGTGTACCGTAATAAGTGGTACTTTTCTAGTGGCCGTAATTTATATGAAACTGATTTCAGCAGTAATAAACTATTAGGCACATTAAATGGTACCGAACGGCCAAAATATCATGCATTTGGCGGTGATATTCTCATTGCCAGCGGTGATAAACTGCAAGCCATTTCCGGTAGTGGTAAATTATCCACTATTGAAAGTCCGGCATGTGATATAGTATCAAGTCATTCGGGGCGTGTACTGATTGCATCGACTCATTCGCATCGTTTGAATTGGTCGGCAGTTGGCGACTACAACGCATGGAACCATAACAGTAATGATGCATCTAGTGCGCAATATGTAGACGTAGGCTATAAAGACCAAGGCAGCATTATTGCAGTTGATTTCTTATCACGTGCAATTATCGTATACAAAGAATACGGGCGCGTGTATCAAGTAATTGGCACGCCAGATGCACAGAATTTAACTGTATATCCGTTATCCTCTACCGGTTATTGTAGCGGTGCGACGGTAAGCGTTGATGATCGTAGCTATTATTTAGGCAATCAAGGGTTCATGTCTTTCCTGCCTACAAATACCTATGCAGAAATACAACCGTTTGAAACTGGCTTAAATATCAACTCTTATTTGTTGAAGTACATAACGAAAGATTGCGAAGTATGGCACATATCCAGCCGTAAACAAATCTGGATTAAACCATATAACGGCGAAACGGTATTTATATATCACTACTTGCCACGATATGAAGACGGAAGGGGCGTTTTTACATCAAGAAAATTCACGCATGGTATCAATGCGGCGGTGAATGTGGATAAAGAAGTATATATAGCATACGGCAATAAGATTGGTATTCTTGATGAAACAATAGATACCGACGATACAAAACAAATCCAAACGTCAATTATAAGCGGCAACAGATTGGCAACACGTCAATTTGTGTTGATTATGAACTATAATTTTGTAACGCATAATCTTATTCCCGGTCATGGTACTATTGGCATCTCTAATAAGAAGCCTAAGCCAATTAACTTTTCAAGTAAAGCAACCAAAACATATTATGCTAATGAAAAGCTATACGATGCCAAAACATTAATGAATGTTAATGAATACACGAAGGCGTATAAGATTGGCGGCGGTGCAAATCGTAATGTACAATTCAAAATCAATGTTCAAAAGGGCGCTATTTCATTACGCCAGTTAGATTATACGTATGAAGAGGTTTAAACATGGCATATAAAGAAAAATACCCTTTGGATATAACGCCACAGGGCGATACTGTACAAGACAGTATTAAGAAAAACCGCGATGAATTATTGAACGTTGCGCAACAAATGGAATTAAAAGCCGGCGGCGGTGGCGGTACTGGTGGCGGCGGTGGTGGTACTGGTGGCCTACGTAATAGGGTATTGAGCGGTAAAGTAAGCAATGGGGAATTTTCATTCTTAACCGGTGATAACCTAAGCGTAATGATTGACGGCAGCCAAACGCCTGTATTGTTATCATTCGCCGACGGTTTCAACGATTATGGCGCGGTGGATTATATCCAAACGATTAACCGTAAACAAAGCGCATGGAGTCTACCGGCCAATAATACGTCGTATCTATACGTTGAGCGTTCAGCATCTGGCGGCCTAACCTATGGCAGTACAACGCTTGAACCGATGCGCCAGCCAAATGCACCAGCAGCGGCAACGGATAAAATGTACTACAACACTACAAATGAAAAAATGTATGTGTATACTGGCACGTACTGGAAAGAAATATTGCGCGTAGTGGTAGCGATTGCCGTTACAGATGCAACACGTGTAAAGTCAATCAAGTATTATGATCCAAACGTAAACACCGCAACAGATGCCGTAATCGGTACGCGTACTGTTGACGGTAAAGCGTATGCATTAACAGATATTCTTAATCAAATGGCGGAAGCTATTAAAAAGATTGCTGGTGATGCTAACTTTACGAATAACCCAAGCCGTACACTAAAAACAATCACGGATACAGTAAACGGGTTAAGTAATGTATATTACAAGAAAACGGATACAGTAGCCAACGCAACGCACGCAGTCAATGCAGATAATGCTACACATGCAACAACTGCCGATAATGCGACAAACGTTGCGACGTGCGTTAAAAAGGCCGGCGATACCATGACGGGTACGTTAAAGGTTCCGGGCCTTACTAATGACTCAATCGATTTAGATTATCTTGCTAACAACAAGGCTGGTTATAGCGGTTTCACGTTCGGTGAATTAAATAACTACCGTATATGGGGTACTGCTTATTGGGGTATTGGCGCCATGTTCCCGTGGAATACAAGCCAAGACCGCATATTAGGTACTCAGCTTTATTTTGCTAACAGTAACGCGGCATTTATTCGTTTTGATACCAATACGAAGGGCATGAATGAATGGCAACGCATCGCAACGTTTGAAAATAATAATACATTGACATTCCCAAACGGCGCAAAGTTAAAGGTGGAATAATATGCCTAATCTAGTACTAGAATATAACGGCCAAATTTACCGGTTCGGATTAACTACAAATGCGGCAGTAACAAACGGCCAAAATATTAAGGTTCCATTTAATGGAAGCGAACTATACGCACGCATCGGGAATGACAATACACCGTTAAAGGTTATTAAAAACGGTAGCACTTATTCGGTGCAGTATAATCCGGTTGCTTTTAATAATATTTACGTAGATAAGCCGGCAAGTGATCATTCAGAATGGCGTAACACAGTATTTTTCCCAAGTGGAAATTATCGTATTACAATAGACGGAAGCGCGCGCGATAGTCGCGAAATACGCATTAATGATAACAGAAACCTTGAAATAGTAATGAATATTATAGGTCAAGGGTACGGCAATCAGCGTTTAAAACTGACTATTAGCGGCTATTATGATAGGCAAGTACCAGCCGGAAGCAATCGCAATAGATTTGGCATAGAACGGATAGGGGATTAACAATGCAACTTGAAAGCCTTGAAAGCATGATTAAAGACTATGAACGGCGCACGGGTGAACGTGTTAGTCTTGAGGGGTTTTATTTCGATGAAAATAATAACTACAAAGACAAATACAATTACTATTTCAAATGGTTCCCTAATGCTGGGTTCTTATTCTGGACTATCAACGAACATGAGGGCGAAAGATATTTTACTATCTGGCAAACATACGGCGATATGAAAGTAATAGGCAAGTACATCGTTGAAGTAATGAAGATGAATGATCTTGATGTAATTGTAACGGCAACACATCGAAGCGTGCGCGGTTTTATTAAAAAGTGGAATATGGAACGCGTTCCAACTATGGACTATACCTATAATGGGTTTAATTACAAAGTGTTAAAAACGGTGCGAAAACACCTTGAAGCTACTTTGTAGAAAGGAAAAGCATGTTTAAATTTGACTTGCAATTATTTGGCGGCGGCGGTAAAAAGTCGAAGGTAAGCAGCATTGATGCCAAACTGCCTACGGCAACGGCCGACGAAAAGCAACTATTACAAGGCCAAATGGATTGGATTAATAACACCAATCGAAGCGCCAACACCTTGCAAGGTATGGGCGATGCGGCCTTGAATAACGTGATAACGCCAGAATACGGAAATATGTATAATTCGTATTTAGGCACTAACCGTGGCAATCAAAATGCAATAGGGGCATTACAGAACCTAGTAACAACGGCCGGCGCCAAGAATTTAACTGATAACACGCGTTATGCAAATCAGTTAGCGGCAAGCGTTGATACTATGAACAACGGCGCAAGCCAACTGGCTAACGAATATAACGGCGCATTGCTTAACAATCAAAACGCAATGAATAGCATTACAAACGGCCAACTACCTACAGGCTATGCAGATGCTAGACGGCAAGCATTAAACAACGATTTACAGGCAACAGTAGGCAATGCAGTTTCTGGCCTAGCAAGTCGCGGCATTGTGAATTCATCTATTACAGATAATGCATTAAATGATATTAGCAGGAACGCATCTAATACACTTGCGGCACAATATTCAAATGATTTAGGCCAAGCGGCTGCACTTAATACTCAAGCGCTTAATAATAATTTAAGCGGTATCGGTGCAAAAATGGGGTTATGGGGTAATACCTACAACAACAACCAAAACGGTATTATTAATCAAGCAAATCTAATGAACCAAGGTTATGCAAATCAGATGAATAACGCCGGCACCGCAGCGGGTTTAGTAGGTCAACGCGAAGGGTTAGCGCAAAACCCTATTAATACAGGCGCAACAACACAATCAGCAGCTATTCAACCGGCCAAAGATTACTACTCTATGAGCCAGTTAAATAACGCGGATCAAGAAGATTTACTTAACAGATTTATGTCATTACGCTATGGACTAGCACAACCAGCACAAACAATGGTTAAGCAAGGTTCTGGCGGTTTCTTTGGAGGACTTATGAAAGGTTTTTGTTTTGTAGCGGGTACTGAAATTGCAACACCAGAAGGTGGCAAGGTTATTGAAACGTTTGTAAATGGTGATACTGTTATCACTTTGGGTGCGGTTAATGATGTAATTGCATTGCATGATATGGGCGAAAAAGAAACACATCGCCTTGAAACTGTATCCTTTGGCGTAACAACCACAGGCACAGAAAAGGTATTAACTCCGGAAGGCTTGAAATTAGTTAGTGATTTGGTAGTTGGCGAAGTTATTATGACGGTTAATGCTTATGAACCGGTTACATTAAGCGAAGCAACTGGCAATACTGAACACGTATACGAATTGCAATGTACTGGAGATAATTTATTCTATGCTAACGGCATTATGGCGGAAGGCATTAATGAAGATGAATTGAAAGCTATTGCAGATGCAGCGGAAGAAGCACCAGCGGAAGAAAAGCCAGCTAAAAAAACAACTAAAAAATCCAGTAAGAAAGATGAACCAGTAGAGGAAGCAACCGAAGAAGTAGAGAAAGTAGAGGAATAACACAATGGGCGTTATCTACGTGAAAGACTTTGAACCATGGGCGGCGTTGGGCGAATTAGCCGGTCAATATTTCTCTCACCGTTTAGGGGCATTGCAGAATAATAAAATGGCTAAAGGCTATCAAGCAATGTTAGGCGGTGGCGGTGGTGGCGCCGGCGGGGAACAAGACCCGAACACGCCGCAAATTATGGATAATAATAACCGCATGGCTGGAATGGGTATGCAACAACCTAATAGCGCCGGTCAAATCAACCAGTTATTATCTAATTCCAATAACACATTTGCCAATAACTTGATGCAAAAGAACAATATCGGATTATGGGGCGGTCAAAATCCAGCTGCACCAGCACAACCGATGCAAGCTAACACAGATGCGCCAAGTAAT